ACTTCGGGGCTCTTAATTGAGCCCCATTTTTTTTATTAAAACCTAAATAATCAATCTCAACGGAGAGCATCATGGCTAAACGTGAACAACACACGATGTGGCAAGAGATGGACGGGACAACAAACTACCATGAATTACATCCCGGCAAACAGGATCAGATCAGGAATATGACGAGTGAAATTCGAGATAATATGGATTCATTGCTTGAAATGGGATTACCTGAGCCTTACAATGGCTGGAACTTTGGAGGCGATATCATAGAAGTTGTTGCGAAAGCATATTTTATAGGGCAACGCGATGCTAAATCAGAAATAGCTCGTCATTTAATTGCTTTAACCGATGAAATAACAGGAGAATTGTAATGACAACGTTTAAAAACCAAGGTATTGTTATACACGAAGATATATCCGATGTGGGTATTAGCTTAACTCCAGACATCAGTCTTCAATCATTACAGGCAGCAGTCGGTGGTTACATCGAACCTGTAGTTCAACATAGATTTGCTGATGTAACCGTATATGTTAATGAAGAAGGTTCAATGAAAAACCTTCCACCGAACACAGCAGCAACGATTATATTCGAGTATCCGTTAGTCGGGAACGTTGTAATGGTAGCTGACAATGATGAGATGAACAAAGAGTTTGAACATGAAGCAGACGAAGATGATAATGCTAGAGTTCCATATCTTCATCCATTAGGAACATTAGCAAAATTAGATGATGAAGCAGATGTGTTGTCCCCGCTGGACGATATGATGGATCGACACAGAAAAAGGTTAGAATCGGAAGATGAAGAACCACCGAGATTTTACGAAAGACTTGATAACTATGACCCAGCTGGTCATTAACGGAGATTATGACAATGACAAAACCCCCTAAAAAAGTTGGAATAAAAGTTGGTACAACGCTTCCTAAAAATGAATGTAGTAAAACCAGACCTGTTGAAGATCCCTACGAGATATGGGAGAACCCACGCTCTGGATTTGTATTTCGCGTTTTGAAGAAGTATCAGCGGCCAGACAAGGAAGCTGAAAACCCCTATGCACGTTGGTTTGTGGCAACTAAATCACCTTATACTTATGGTAATTGGGAATTAGGTGATAGTTACGTTAGAGATATTAAATGGAACTCGGTTCAAATAAAATAGGTCAAAAATGGATTAACACTTGTTTTTTTGGACGTGATATAATTAAACTTCACACAGAGAAATAATCGGAGACTGATATGAACGTTTATGCACATCGTACACCAACAATACCTGACAAAACAGCAAAAAACATTAGTGCAAGGTTAGTAGCAATCATTAATGGATCTGATGTAAACGAGACACAAGGCGGAAGACTTCTCGAGCTTTGTAGAGAATGTTGGGGATCTGGATGGCAGCACGGTCACTTTGTTATGGACCAATCAGGTCCACAAGAAGAGAATATGATTGATGGACATCTTGAAACTCAATTTGAAGATATAACTAATTATGGGGGAACAGATTAATGGCAAAAAAGAAAGCAACTAAAAGGTTAGTTGCAAAGGATATACCAACATACTTGGCTAAGTATTTTCCTGGTGGAAAATTCATGCTAAGAGGCAGAGGTAATCGCAGGAATGCCGCATTGTTTGTATCTTTGCGGAAAGACTTATGGAAAAAGCATCTGTATTATGATGCTGATCCTGATTACCCGTCAAAACAATCACCTGAATGGCGGTATAGAGTTTTACTTCGTAAATTCCAACAAGATCTACCTCTGGAATATTCAGACAGAATGAGTGTTTATTTGCGACAAGATAGGTGCTGATACTAGCTAGGCCTATTCTTGTTCTTGCGATGTTGTGGCCCCGTGACATCGTTATGGCATAACCAACGGGGCTTTTTTCTATGAACACATATAAATTTCTTATGAGACTAAAAGACACACCTGACCCACCTTGTTTAGATTGTAGATTTTATGAATTTTGTTTAGAAACAGAAAGATGCTGCAAAGCATTTAAGCAGTATGTTGCTGATGGCGAATGGACGACAGAATCCAGAGAACCTAATTATTATACTCACGCAACGGAAGATGGTATAACCGAATCAGAGCTTAGTCGACGACTACGGGTATCAAAACGTGAACTTAAATCTATATTATCATGGTGTACTTTATGGAAACTTGCCTTTGAAGAAGAAAAATTTTACTTATTCAAGGAGATTGAGAGATCTATCCTTTGTGGATACCCCGGAATGGAAAGAGCAGGAAGAATACAAAAAGCTCTGCTTTGCAAGATTTTGCTGGCCGCGCCGGGATCAATTGACACCAAGAGGCTTCAAGACTTGGGGAGGGAAATTCGAAGAAATGCATAACGAGTCGTTAAAAGATTATGCTAGGAGGAAGATTGATGAGCAAAACTTACAGAAGGAATCCGGTAGCAAAACACGCGAAAAAGTATAATAAATCCTTCGGTTATAGAGACCGGAAGAGATATTATCGTCCAACAGATAAGTTGGATGAAACACAGGAAAACTATCAAAACGGAGATAGAAATGAACCAGACTCAGCAGCACTTAAACAGTTTTGGGCAAATTATGAAGATGGATGGCCTTACCCAGATTAGGCTAGAGTTAAATGCGGCAAGTTCAATACAATTATGGAATCCAATGATAGATGGTTATACTAGATTAAGTTTAAAGAATGCTATAACATTAGCAGAAAAGTTAGGAAAATCTAGAATATCTTACAGAAAAGTTAGAATAATGGGTAATGACGACTATATTCTATTTATAGAACCTAGATCTATCTGGAGTACATCATGAAGCATTATGAAAATATGGGATCTATGTATTACCAAACAGCTCAAAAAATAAAATCAAACGGAACAGTAATTGACGCTGGTACTGGTGGTAAAGCCATTGAGGTAATAAACCAGCAAGTTGGATTAAATACACCGTATCACTTGGGTATATCCGAACCCACCAGAAAGTGGAGTAAAGAATATGCTATAGCAGAGTTTCTATGGTATTTGGGTATGCATAAAAAAGTGGGATGTATGGACCAATTTGCTGGAATATGGGGTAAGATTAAAGATAAGGACGGGTATGTTGAAAGCAATTATGGTTATTATCTGTTTGATGATAACTGGTATTGGATTGTTAATGAATTAGAATCAGATCCAGAAAGTAGAAGAGCTGTGATATCTATTTATTACAACTCACATAAGAAAGCTAATAAATCAGACCATCCTTGTTCCATGTATGTGCAGTTCTTAGTCAGAGACTATAAGTTGCATCTGATATGGAATATGAGATCATGTGATTTTATATTCGGTCTTTGTAATGATATGTTCTGTGCAGCAATGATATTGCAGTTAATGACAAACGAATTAAGAAACAGTCTTAATGTAGGTTGTGGTACAGTTAACTTCAACATAGGTTCATTACATTGTTATGAACGACACTGGAAGATGATGTTTGAAGCAACAGAGTATTGGGGTGATCCTAATAAAATAGCGGGTCACAAATATATTTTACCTAAAGATGTATTGTTAGATAATTTAATCGATGATCATTTTATAGATTCGCATATGAGTAAAACTCAAGCAGATGTGGCAGTAACTAGTTTTAATAAACAAATTTTAATGGGAGATTTTTATTAATGAAATCAGCAGAAATAAAAAATGTAAAGGAAGAGATTACGGTTTTAGAAAAAGCGTATGAAATAGTTGTTGATCGTAAAGATGAAGATCACAACGATTATGGAGAATTCACAGAGAGTATGGCGAGAGCTAAGATTATATTCTTGGGAATGACCGGTATAGATTTGCCTATACAACACATGTATTCGGCTTTAATCGCACTCAAATTATCACGCGAAGGATTTAACCACCGCACGGATAACTTGGTTGATATTTGTGGATACATACAGGGATTAGATGATTTCTACAACGAGGTGAAACGAAATGTCGTTGATAACGATACGGACGAGTAGCGAGAAGGTAGATAATTATTTATCTGGAATCTTTTTTATGGCGGAAAAAGTATTAAACGAGAATGCTGACCTAAGTAATAAAGAACATTGGTTTACAGTAACTATAGATCAGGGAGAAAAAGATGTTATTGCCGACACTGCAGTTCAGCAAGACAAGGAAAGTAATATCACCGGATAGAGCTCATTCATTAGATGCGGGAATAGATTTCTATGTTCCAGCAGATTTTGAACAAAAGGGATTAGCGCCAGGTGAAGCTTTAAGAATCAAAAGCGGTATCAAAGTAAATGTACCTCAAGGTTATGCTTTAATAGCATTTAATAAGTCAGGTATATCTACAAAACTCGGTTTAATAGTAGGAGCTTGTGTAATAGATTCTGGCTATCAAGGCGAGATTAGTATTCATATAATCAATACCAGCAATAAAATGATTTGGATACTTCCAGATATGAAGATAGTGCAGTATTTACTCATACCTATTGCTGAGTCTATACCGGAAGAAGTCGAAGAAAGTAAATTATTTCCATATTCTTCAACGAGAAAAAGTGGTGGCTTTGGAAGTACTAATGTAACATACATGGATGATTCTTTAAACCCAATAGAAATGGGAGTATATGATGACGACCCAAATCCGTACGATGGAAACTACTCAGAAATGTGATACCTTTGTTTGGGGTCCACATTTTGATATGTTTTATAAACATTACCAGCACTGCAGAATGGCGCTTGAGCTAATGGGTGGTAAAACACCCAATTGGATTATTAATTATATTGCAGCATTTGATTTAACAACGAAATATTATACGGAGACTCCTAAGTGGAAGAAGAAAGAACCATCGCTGACATACCTATTAAACACAGATACGGGATATTCCCCGCAACAATTATCGGAGATAGCCGTCTTAAAGCGGGACAACTCAGATGCTTAATGTCAATACTAGCTTGGCGTAGCAACAGAACCACCAATACAAGACCAATACACTTAGAAGCTCTGCAACTGATGATGCCTATGTACACTAAGGGCAGCATCCAGAATTATATGCAGGATCTTAGAGCTTTCGGTTATATAGAGATAACACCGCGTCCTGGTACTACCTCGATGTACACAATCTGCGATAAAGCTGATGCACATATTCAGTATAAAGAACATCGTGGAGAGCAGGTGGAGAGCAGCGCTGCTGACCAGCTGACTAGCAGTGTAGCTAGTATAAAGAATATTAATAATAAAAAGAATAGTAGGTTTATGGCTGTGTGGTCAACCTATCCTGAACATAGACGTAATTCAATCGCCCGCGATTCGAAGACATGGAGAGAGTTTGGCGATGAAGCATTAGTAGACATAATTATAGAAGATCTTGAGGCACGCAAAGAAACAGAAGCTTGGACAGGCGAAAACGGTAAGTGGGTTCCTGGACTAAGAAAATATTTAGAGAACCGGACCTGGGAAACTAATCCTCTCAAATCCAAAGATGACTTCTGGAAGAAACTATGAATAAGAGAATGAAAGAAATAGCTAAAACTTTAGAATTAGATGATTCTCAAATTCATAAATATCTTAAAGGTGATGAAAAGTCTTATGTTCAATCACCGTTAGAATTTTTTGATATTGCAATAGAACATCTAGAAAATAAAGGTTTACATCCTGGAGGTAGATTACCTTGGGAAATAGATTTCAATATATTACCTCATACATTAACTATTTGGGCTGGAATGAATGGACATGGTAAAAGTCTTATAGTTCAACAGGTTATGTTATATCTCATGACTGGTGATTACTCTTCGCGAGAAGAAAAAGTCTTAATGTGGTCGCCAGAGTTAGCTCCAGTATACCAACTAGAGAGATTAGCAAGGCAAATAGTAGGAGATCCTTATCCTGATCTTGCAGAAGCTGAAGAAGCTTGGTGTTGGTTAAATAACAGATTATGGTTATACACTAGAGAAATAGATTGTGGTCCAGAACAGTTAATAGCTGCAGCTAGATATGCACAAGAAGAACTTGGCGTGACTCAGTTTGTAATAGATTCATTAATGAAGGTAAATCTTGGATCACAAGAACGAAATATATATTTAGCTCAAAAGAATTTTGCTAATATATTAGCTAATGTATGCAGAGATACCGGTATATGTATTCACCTGGTTGCTCACGTTAGAAAACCAGAGAATGAATTAAAGCGAGTAAGTAAATACGATATTAAAGGAGCATCTGAATTAACAGATTTAGTTGATGCAGGTTTTATGGTTCATCGCAATAAAAGCGAAGAAAAAGCTAGAGAAGAAGGTAGTGAACCAATGGAACCGTTAGCTGCGTTAGAATGCTTTAAGAATAGACATGGTGGACATGAACCATCTTGTGGCCTTGAATATGAACATGATGGTATGACATTTTTTGATCATGGAAATAAAAAAGAAAACTTCTACGAAAAATACATTGGACAAAGAAAAACCCCATTCTAGTATTTCATACGAATTAGTTGAATGCAAGGTTAAAAACTGTACAATTCAACACGATAAATTTTACAGCAAATGCTGGGAGCACTTACATGAGAACACAGAATTGGAAAAACGTAGAAAGGCAGGCAGCAAAGCTTTTCGGAGGTACAAGGACAGGGTGCAACGGGGAGAGTCGGCGCGATATAGAGCACCACGACCTCTCTATTGAGGTTAAACACAGGAAGATATTTCCTGATTGGCTACATCAAGCTATGGCTCAAGCTGTTAGAGAAGCTGAACATCGCATACCAATAGTTTATTTGCATGAACGTCATATGAAATTTGAAGATGGTTATGTAGTTATAAAAGCTAAAGATTTTCAAGAGGTTTATACCAAAGCTGCATCGATATTTGGCAAAATTAGGAAAGAAAATGAAGTGTAAGTGAAAAATTAGACGTGATATAATAACTTCTTTAAACAACTCGAGAAAAAAATGGGAAATTATACGAATAAATATTTTTATCCGGAATGGATTTGTAATTTATTAAAGCATAATCCGTATACAAAAGGACATAAACAGTCTGACATAAGTGTTACCCAACTTATTGATTCTCCACAAGTTTTACAACTTCGTAAAGCTCATAGAGATGATATAGAAGAAGATGTATCTGATAGAATATGGGCTATCTACGGAAGTGCTGTTCATGCTATAGCCGAAACAGCTAACACATCATCCTCAGATATTCTAACAGAGAAAAGATACCATCATAAATATGGAGATCATATCGTAACTGGTCAATATGATATATACGATATGAAAACTAAAATTATTTATGATTTTAAAACAGTTTCGTCATGGTCATTAATTAGAGGACCTAAAGAAAGTTGGGTTAATCAGCTTAATGTATTAGCTGACCTATTAAGAAAGAATGATTGGGAAGTAAAAGGATTAAGCATAGCAGCTCTTGGAAGAAACTGGGATGAAAAAATATCATTAACTAATAAGTCATATCCTGATAAAGCTTTAATGATGTATGACATAGAAATGTGGCCAGAAGATGTAGCAGAAGTATACATAAACAAAAGATTACAGGCTCACTTTTTTAATGATCCTATGTGTACATTAGAAGAGAAGTGGGCAAGCGAAGAAAAGTGGGCTGTAATGAAAGAAGGAAGAACTAGAGCCGTAAAACTTTTCGTTTCAAGAGATGAAGCTAACGATTTCTTAATTATCCAGAAAGATCAGGATAAATTAAAAATAGAGCATAGACCTGGTTACAATATGAGATGTGCTAGGTATTGCAATGTTCAACCGTTTTGTCCACAATATGCTAAGGAGAATCCAGCATGAATAAGGGAGTAAATGTGTTTTATGAAACACCACAATTTATCTGTATGTTTCCACACCTGGAGGAAACTGAAAAGTTCCAGGAACAAGATACTGGTCAGTATAGTATAACTATGCTCTTCCCTAAAGAAGAGGTTACCTTCGAAGAAGTTGATGAGAAAATCAATGAGGCTGCTGAAAACGACGAGAAGGTAAGCAAGAGTAAAAACTGGCATCATCCACTTAAAGATGGTGATGAAATGGGAAAAGAGTGGTCGCTTGGTGTATGGGTATTGAAAGCAAAAACTAAGTTTCCTGTTAAAGCTGTAAATGCTAAAGGTGCTGTAATAGATGTTGGTGAAATATGGAATGAAGCTAAATGCAGAGCGCATGTAGTCTTTCGCCCTTACATAGCTGGCGGTAATAAGGGAGTTACCTGTTCGCTTAAAGATATACAATATATCGAGGGCGGCGGTGGTGGAGGAGGTGTCTCCGTACCTGCTTTCACACCGTTAGAAGACGTGCCGTTCTGACATTTGGGCCCACCCGGGGCATCCAGTTCGCTGGCTCTGCCCCTTTTTTTATGGAGAAACAGTTTTGAACAAATACGGAAGATCTATTGATAAAACTTTCTTATCTATAGACAAGGCAGAAGAACGTGGACTTATACATCGAGATTATATTGCACACTGTTTACGTTGGAGTCATGTTGCTGACTTTATACGAAAAAAGAAAAGATGGTTAACAGCTGATATAATAGATATAGGACCAGGTAAAGAATTACCTTTAGCTAAAACACTATATGTAAATAGAACTCCTCCTAAGTCTTATACTGCAATAGATGTTTCTAAAATAGAAATGCCATCTATGTTTGAGAATTCTAGTTGGAAACCTACATATATTTTAGAAAAAACCGATGCAGCTAAGTTATCACCGGATAATTTATATGTAAGACCTAATATAGTTGTATGCTTTGAAGTTATAGAACATGTAGAACCTGGTCATGCTAGAGCTATATTAGAAAGAATACAGCAATGGTTAATACCAGATGAAAATGCTAGAGCATTTGTCAGCACACCTAACTGGGATCCCAAAGTAGGTGCGGCAGGTAACCACGTGAATGAGATGGACCATCAGGCGCTAGGAGCTTTAATAGAAGATCTAGGCTTTGGTATACACGCAAGACATGGAACGTTTGCATCTCAAAAAGATATATTACCGAAAATGAGTATTGAAGATAAACACCTGTTTCAACGATTAAGTAAGTATTACGATAGCAATTATTTATCTACTATTTTTGCTCCCTTATTTCCAGCACAAAGTAGAAATTGCTTATGGGTATTAACAAAAGAAAGAAAATACCACATGCGTAAATTCCCTAATTTAAGAAATTTACCGCAGGTATGGACCTCGTCAGAAAAATGGAGAGAGCTTAATGGATAGTTACCAATCATATATACACAAAAGCAGATATGCCCGTTATCTACCGGAGTTTAAACGTCGTGAAGAATGGAATGAAACTGTAGAAAGATACGCTACTTTTATGTGGCAAGATACTAAATTGGTTAATGTGGTTATGGCTATAATAGATATGGAAGTAATGCCTTCTATGCGCGCCTTTATGACAGCAGGACCTGCTTTAGCTAAAGACCATGCTGCTGGTTATAACTGCTCTTATCTCCCCATAAACAGAATGAGAGCATTCGATGAAACCCTTTATGTATTAATGTGCGGTGTAGGTGTAGGCTTTAGTGTTGAGCGCCAGTATATAGCTGAATTGCCGGAAGTATCAGAAAATTTCTTTGATACCGATACAATTATAACAGTTCGTGACAGTAAGATAGGTTGGGCATCAGCTTACAAAGAGCTTTTATCTATGTTGTGGTCAGGCATGATACCCAAATGGGATATGTCAAAAGTAAGACCATCAGGAGCAAGACTTTTAACATTTGGTGGTAGAGCTTCTGGACCAGAGCCTTTAGATAGATTATTTCGGGTGACAACAGAAATTTTACGGGGTGCCGCTGGAAGAAAATTAAATTCTATAGAATGTCATGATTTAATGAATTACATCGGTGAAGCGGTCGTAGTAGGTGGTGTACGTCGTACAGCAGAAATATCTCTTAGTAATCATTCAGATGAGAGGATGCGAAATGCAAAAATGGGAAACTGGGTTGCAGAAAACCCACAAAGAGCGTTGTCAAACAATTCCATATGTTACACAGAGCGACCTGACGTGGGTGCTTTCATGCGAGAGTGGTTGGCTATTTACCAATCCGGAAGTGGAGAGAGAGGGATATTCAATCGTCAAGCGTGTAAGGATATGGTCCCCGAAAGGCGAGATAGTGATTGGGATTTCGGAACGAATCCATGCTCCGAAATAGTACTTAGACCGAACCAGTTCTGCAATCTTTCTGAAGTTATAGCAAGATCAAGTGATAGTATAGAATCATTAACTGAAAAGGTAGAAATGGCTACTATACTAGGTACAATACAATCTACATTAACTAACTTCAGGTATTTATCCACAAAATGGAGAAAAAATACTGAAGAAGAAAGACTTTTAGGTGTAAGTATTACTGGTATATACGATTGTCCAGCTCTATACAACTCTACAGCTAGCGAATTAAATAAACTTCGGGATAAAGCTATTGAAACAAATAAAAAATGGGCAAAGAAGCTTCATATTAATGAGTCTACAGCTATTACTTGCGTTAAGCCTTCTGGTACTGTTTCTCAGTTGGTCAATAGCGCTAGCGGTATCCATCCTCGTTACAATGATTATTATATTAGGCGTGTACGCAATGACAAAAAGGACCCGCTATCACAAACGGTAATAGATTCTGGAGTACCATATTCTAGCGATCCATATAACGGCAATGCATGGGTATTTGACTTCCCAATGAAAGCTCCACCTAAGGCTATAACCCGAAAGAGTCTTGGCCCGCTAGATCAACTAGAATTATGGAAACACTTTGCTTCACATTATTGCGAACATAAGCCTAGTATGACCTGCTATGTAGGTGAGAAAGACTGGCCTGAGGTGGGTGCATGGGTATGGAAAAACTTTGATATAATAAACGGTATAAGTTTTTTACCGAGCGCTGACGAAGGTCATATATATCAGTTAGCTCCATACGAAGATATCTCAAAAGAGAAATACAAGGAACTCGCTAAAACCATGCCTAAGAATATAAACTGGTCGTCAATCGTGGAAGAAGAGGATTTTACAACTTCTTCTCAAGAGTTTGCTTGTACAGCAGACCAATGCGAGATATAGGTAAACCAAGAATAGTAACTGTCGACTGGGTCGATACAGTCTGTTCATCTGAATGGGATACTAAGGACGATGTAGATATAAAACTAGTTAAGCAAATAGGGTGGCTAGTAGATAAAAACGACAAATGTATTAAAATAGCAGATTCACTATCAGAAGAAGAATATTACGGTATAACTGCTATACCATTAGGTTGTGTAAAACTAATAGTGGATCTGTTGACCGGGACACCCGAAAGCTACTAACGAGTTACTTCCGCAGGGAGTGACGTTTTCTTCACGCGTTTGTCATTCGGGGCCCGATCGTTAATCCTTTTCGTAATAACTTGGTGCACCAACTATATCTCTAAACATTTCATATTTAGTTATCGGTGCTATCCTAGCCAAGAATTTTTCTAAATCAACCTCGCCTTTATTGATTAAATCACCTATTAGGTTAAGTATTTCTCCAGCTTGGCTAACAGCTGGTCCAAATATTACATCGTGAGCTCTTTTGTCTGGGGTTTGCCACCAACCATACTTAAATGGTAACCATATATCTACAAGCTGTGAACCGGGCGCTGTAAGCAAACCAGTTCTGTTAAGAATGGCTACAAACTTTTTCCATTCTGGTACATCATCCATATAGTCATCATCGTCATCGTCATATTGTAGCATGTGTCTTATTGACTGGGCGAACATAACCATACCATACATGGCTCCTATAGTAGCTAGATAGCCAGCTACCATCTTAGCTTGCTGACGAGTTTTAGCTGTTCCTTCACCTTCAGCAAAACGTACTCTGTCTCGCATAGCGACCATAAAGGTATTACCAAACGTTGTCATAAAACTCTTAAATATGAGAAGTGGTGCCATACCAGGATGTCTAAACGCTTTTGCTGCAGTAGCTTCATTAGGTCTTGTAATTACTTGATCTACAAACCTTAATGTCATTCCACTCGGATCCCATTTAAACTCAGCCGGTACATCATAGAACTCTCTATGACCGGCTTTATACCACCTGACAGCTTCATTTATCTCTTCCCTGGTTAAGCCAAAGTCCTTAAGAATTTTCATATCCTGTAGAGTATTCCCTTTGCCTTTGGATATAGACTTCAGAAGACTAATAGTATATCGTCTAAGGTTATTAGCTGCCATCATCTGTTGCATCTGAGTAAGAGTGGTTAATAGCACAAGCTCAAAGTAAGTATCCATATTCATTAAAGATCTTACTTGACGAGCTCTAAACCTACCTGTTGCTGCATCGCCCAATCCATAAAGTTTGTATAAAGCTTTAATACCTAGTTTAGCACCAGGACCTTGAGCGGCTATACCAGTTCTAATAAAACTGGGCCCTATATATC